CTCAATATCACCTGCCTGGTTTGTAGAAGCAGCAGTCCATGTATTATAATCTTCTTGATCTGACCAGGCTACACGCCTACTAGATGCTTGTGAAGCACTATAATCAGCCGCTAAAGCCACAAGAAAACGTTCTTCTGTAACAAACGTTGCAGTGCAGCCTGTGGGCGCACCTGCAATCACTGTAGCGTCATTTGCAGTGTTTAAATCCCACTTATACAGCTTACCATCATCCGAACTACACGCGATAAGCTCCTCACCCCAATTGTCTAATGACCAAGTAGTAGCCCTTAAAATAGAACCTAAATCTGGACGCGCCACACCCCAACCGAACAACCCCCAACCACCAGAACCCCAACCAGTATTGACTGTTGCATTAACTCTACCTGTAGTTAATCCACTTGGTGTAATATCTGCCGTAACACTACTTTCTAACATTCCAGTGAGTTTATTATGTGTTCCAAAAGCTGCGTATCTTTCTCCATCGTTGTCTATCCATGTATGTACGCCACGAACAACCCCACCTGCACTTACTGAGGTATTATTAGATAGTGCTCGTGGTCTCCATCCACCTACAGGACGTAACGCATCCTCATGCCACCGTACAAGGTTTACATCTCGCCATCTGCCTAAAGACTGATATTCAGTTCCATTTGCATACTGACCCTTTGGGATATTTAGTGGTACTAAAGGCATTTAAATTCCTATGGTTTAGTAGGCCAATCTGCTTCTTGAAGATAAGGCCAATTAGAATGTGCTGTGATGTCACGTAGTGCTTGACGATAACTTGTTTGAGCAGAGGTCATAGTACGGTCAGCTACAGCCCACCAATCTGTCTCAGAGATAAGTTTATCACGTTGAGTACGATTTTCTCTTGCTGCTATTTCATCTAACTGTACTTGATGTTCTGCTTCTTGGTCTGCTTTAGATTTCAACACACCTTCTATTGTTGCATCAGAAAACATATCCCTAACTGTATAACCAATGACCCAAGAAGAATTATCAAGTGTTGGAAGACTGTCTCTTTGGATAAGCTGATGCACACCGCAATCAGGTTTCACGCCCTCCTCTACTGTATATACGCCAAAACTAGCTAATAATTCCTCGCTAATTACTTTTGGAAAAGAGACATTTGGGTTATCACGACGCAACTTACCAATCGTGTATGGGTATTGATTGGCCTCTCCGTTTGTTACCTTTACATATTTCATATCAACTCCTGTTATTATTAATATGGCCCGACATCAGGGCCGTTTACACTATCTGTTTCGTCTGTGAAATCACCGTAAGTTCCATCGTTTTTGCCAAAGTCCGACTTATCTTCAAACTTAAGGTACACTTTTGGTGTGGCTATATCTCCTGACGTTATTGAGGTACTAAGGTTAATAGGATAGTTCATTTGACTAACGAACAAATTTCTGTTGGCTTCAGATGAAAAGTCAACGTATGTGTGCGATTGATAGACAAACGCAAGCTCTCCATCAAATTCAAACCCCTGTGTACTAGGAAAGCCGCCACCAACATTGGTAAATGCCTGAGAAAAAGTTCTGTTTGTTGTTATGCTTGCTGATTTTGAAACGCCATCTAGATAGGCATAAGCGGTAGTTGTTGTGCTATCCACAGAAATCAAAACAGTGTGCCAGTTTTGATTTGTTACAGTTCCAAGGTTAGAAACCTGATGTCCGTTAAAAAAACAAAGCAAGTTTTCGCCACTATCAAATATCAGGGAAAACTGATAGTTGTTTCCGCTTGTACTATTAACATTGAAAAGACATATATTGTCTGAGCAATTGGTATTGTCTCTTTTAAAAGAGATAGCAAGCGTGACTTTGTTTATACCTGTTTCATTTGCGTTGTCTAATTTAAGATACTTTCCTTGATTAAAAGAAGGATTGTTAAAATTAAGACTGCGGCAAAAAAACTCTGAACCATTCCTAGCACCTGAATATGGGCCACTCTCTACCGTAAAGTCACCAGCAGTGCCTAAGTTAAAGCCTGGGTTATGGGCGTTCATAGGCATAGCAATCAAGGGAGTATTACCTGTTTCTTCTAACACTTGACGCACAGGCTTGGGGAGATTAGCGTCTGCATCCCAAAATGGGTTGTTTGATGATAGGTCTATGTAGGCCGTGTCAAAATAAAATTCACCCATTGACCCATCAAAATACTCTGTACCATTTTTATCTCTGTTTAAATATGCGTCTGATGCTAACCTATAAGTAGTGGAAGAATTATAAAAAGTCTTTGTAATAGATGTATCTTCTACACCGTTTAAAAACATTTTAACAAGTCTTGCCCCAGAGTTAGATATATCTACCGATACCTGAACACTAGCTGACGCTCCTTGTGAAATCCTAAAAGATGATTCTAAGTTGCATATCTGTGACCCAGATGTGTCTCTCAATATTACCCTAAACGCATTTGCATAGTTTGCGTTCTGCACTTCAACATAAATGGTTGAACCTGAGTGAGTTCTAAACCCAACAGCGTTTGTTCCATCTTGTTTGAAGAAAAAGCTGCAAGTCAAAACAGAAGTGTCCGTTTGTGTGAGTGTCTTTGTCATATAATCGTTAGACCCATCAAACTCACTCGCAGAACAATTATTCTGATTAGGCCCACGTAGTCCTTTAGCCAATGTGCCATTGACCGTAAAGTTACCACCAGTTCCTTCATTAGTACCAGCAGTAGAGAAATCAGTCATTGGTAAATATATAATAGGAGACAATGATGATTGATTGTCAGCAGGTTTAAGATCTGAAGTAATAAACAAACGTCTATTAGATGTCGTACTTAAATTACGATATGTATAATCAAGATAAACGTGAGCTAATCGTCCTTCTACTATACCGTAAGGGCCACCAGAATAAACCCCAGCACCTACACTCAAAAATGAGGCTGATGTAAAATCAAGATTATTATTTAAATAGTCATCATAAGTAACAGATTGTTGAATATCATTGATATAAATATACCTGTTAGAAGTGTTTGCCATGTCAAAAGAGCATAGCACATGTGTCCAGGTGTGAACTGGGAAATGCCCTGCATCTCGTACATACAAAGATGTGGTATTACTTGCACCTGCCACAGCAAGTATTCTTAACATCGCACCAGTACCCTGCCCATCAACAGCTATTTGAAAACGAGTTCCACCGCCACCACTGTCAATATGATATATTTTGCTGTCACCGACTGCTTCATATATCCACGCGCTAAAGGTAAACGTTTTTCCGTCAGCATTCCCTGTCAAATCACTAGAACGGCCTAAATAGTCACCACTAGATGAACCTCCAAAAGATGTAGATTCTGGTAAAATTACTGAGCTAGCAGCACTAGCAGCCGCTAATTTTTTCCAACCAGACATTAAGCAGAACTCCCAATCCAAACACCATAAAGAACCGAACTAATTTTAAACAAAACAACCGTATCAGCCGCTGTGAGTGTTGGCGCATTGTTTCCTGTTCCTGTAACCCATTTGATAGTAGGCCATGTAATTGTGTAGGATGAGGCACTTGTAAGATGCAGCGACATGCTTTCACCAGACGATAGGCTATCTGTAAACGTTGTATTTCCACTAATTGTTTTTGTCTGGACTGTACCGTTATTAGGGTCTAACGCTGTTCCAGTAAGGCTAAAAACTGTTTCCACTACAGCATTAGAAAACTTGACATCTCCATTTGCGTCAGCAGTGACAACCTTGCTTGCTTGTGATGTTCCAAGAGTTGTAATGTCGTTGTAATTTAACTCAGCGGCAGTAGCCGTAACTCCCAAACTAGTAAGCGTTGTGCTATCAATAATTGCTGTTACAGCAGCAGAAGCACCTGCGCCATTGGCATAAATAATACCTGTTGTTCCGTTTGCTATTGTAACATTTGCCCCAGATCCCTGAGAAAAAGTGCAATCATGTCCACTATTGTTATCAATTAAATAAAATTTATCTGCATCGTTTGGACTTATGGTTATAGTACAAGCTTGTGATGCTCCTGAAAGAACAAGAACTTTATTCATTCCATCTGTAAGAGCATCTCCGACTGTGCCATCTGTAGTGTAAAGCGTATGTGCCGCGCCTGATGAAGATAAATCAACAGTACCAACGCCACTAGCTGCGCGGTCTATGATGTCAAAGTTACGATTTGTAATTTGACCCCATGTGTCTGTTTTTTCACCGTCAGCTATTTTTTCTATAGCGTTGTTTGCTGTCCATGTACTAGGCATAATAAAGTCCTTGTTTTAACTATCTTACATTTTTTATACGGTTTCGTCTACTTCCGCTAAACTGCCTTTTAACATATCTACAAAAGCTTTTTGACCAACCTTAAGTTGATCTAAGTTAAACTCTGCGCTGTTTATTTTTTGCTGCAATGAGTTGATATGATTAACCATAACCTTTTGCTCATTTGTTAATTGATCTTCCGAATATTCTTTATCGTCTATGGTAATTGTAGCCGTTTTTTCTTGAGCCATTTTACTTCCTTTCTAATTATGATGCCGCATCGCTAGACAAAATACCGTACCAATTACTGCCACCATCTCTTGTAAAAAATACAAGAATGTCCGTTTCTCCATTGCCAGGAGCGTCTGGCGCAGTACCCCCTGCAAACCTAACTGTATTAGGATATGTGACTGTACTACCATTTCCTGTAAGCTGTAATACAAAACCTGTAATAACACCTGAAGTACACGAGCTAAAAGTAAAAGTTGTGTTGCCTGACATGGTAAGGCTAAATCCTCCACCTGCATCTACATCTATTGTTGGGGTTGTTCCTGACAGAGCATCATAATCTTCTTTTAACGCACTATAAGAAATAAAGTCACTCGTATTAAATCTTACTTTTTGCGTACCACCTGCATAAATATCTATTTGATTAGTATCAAAGCCAATCTTCGTATCATTATCACCTATATGAAGAATTTCACTGCCTACAAAAATATCCCTATTAATATAAGCGTCTTTGTACATGTATGAGCCAGACCCTAGATCAACGGCATCATTAGCTAAACTTCCTGACTTCATAGGTAGTATTTTACTGTTTGCAAAATTAATACCTGCAACGTTGGATACACTGCCAAAGATTTGGAAGTCATTACCACTTATTGCAATTTTTCCTGTTTCAGTACCTGCTTTTCTAAACCAAACTACCTCACCGTCTGCACCAGTGTTAAAGTCACCAGAGATACCGTTGCTGCGACTTGCTGCAACCTTACCATCTGAGCGTAAAGTAATACCACTTGCATCGTTGTTTGAAGAAGGTTGTGTATCAGTAGTGCCAACAAAAAAATAACCATTTGGTATGTAAAGATTGTTTCCTGCAGTTACATCACCACTCGTATCAACTACAAGAGCGTTCTCATTTCCAGATGTATCAAGTCTAATTTTTTCTACATTAGTTCCATTGCCTATAACAAGAGTGTCAGCATTATCTTGATATAAAACATAACTAGCAGTTCCTGCGGCATCTTTGATTTGAATAGCTTGGCTGTTATTATTGAACACAATTTGATTTGCGCCCATGTCAATATCACCACCAACCGTAATACCAGAATTAAACGTAGCAGCACCTGCTTCTGACATGTTTAGGGTAAGGGCAGTTACAGTTGAACCACCATCGTTACCTTTAAAAATAATATCTCTGTCTGAAACCAAAGAACGGATTGTGAAATCAGTGCCTCCTATGCTGAATAGGCCAATGTCGCTACCTCCATCCTTAAAACGAATAACGCCACCATCAGCATCAAGAGAAATCTCACCACCAACATCTATGGCAAAATCACCACTTTCAGTTAAACTTGCACCTGTTAAAACAGTATTACCAACCCCAATAGTGTTTGCTACAGTTATATTACCTGCAAAAGCTGCTGTTGAATTAGCAACTGTTGCATTTGGAGTTAGTGTTACATGATTTACAGAAGAACCAGATATTTGATTTTCTATACTTAAAGTGTTTCCTGTATTACTTGCAATACGCCAAGTATCCGCATTATCATCAGCTTCATCTGCGCTTAAAACTAACGCTGCACTTTCGTCTTCAGTAGCAGTAATAGCTACAACGTCTGTATTTACATTAAGATTACCTGTTCCATTTGGGGTAATAACTACATGACCATTAGTATCAGTTGATGATATAATATTACCATTAACATTAATGTTATCAACCGTAAGAGTTGTAAGTGTACCTAAAGATGTGATGTTAGTTTGTGCAGCCGTAGATAAAAGCCCAACTAAGCTTGTGCCTGTTATCGTCGTACCAGTAATTGCAGCAGCCGTAGATCCACCAATAACAACATTATCTAACGTACCACCATTTATGTCAGCAGTCGTAATTACAACGTTTGTAATAGTTGTATTACCAGTAAGTATGCTCTCATATTTATCAATATTATTATTTAAATAGCCACCCCAAGCATCTTCATCACCTGCTACGGCTGGTTTTTGAAAACTATATACTGTTGTTGTTGTAACCATGTTTATTTCCTTATGCGGCTCTCATTGGCAAATCTGTCCAAGTCACACTGTCATCTGTAAGTGGCGTCCAGGTATCTGTCGGATCTACTATAATTTCCCATTTTAGTCTTGAAGTTGCAGAGAATAATGCTGTTGCAGAAACGTTTGCTCCACTGCTTTGTACACGATTTCCTACGGCTGTAATAGTCAGTATTGGCAATATTTGTGATGCAGCGTTATATTGAACACTTGGCGCTGTCGCTATTGCTAATGAAGCAGCTACAGTTGCAGCCGCATTTTGTATTCTTACAGCCTCACCAGTAACCGTTAAAGATGGCGTAGCGGAAATACTGCTTTGTGCAACTCTGACCGCTGATCCTGTTGCAGTCATTGTAGGCGTCATTGTACTACTTGCAGCAGCGTTAATTGCACCTATAGGCGTCATATCGGCTAGAACATTTATAGTTACTGCACGATTAACAATTCGTAAAAAAGAAGCAGATGTAGTTGCAGACGCGCTAATTGCAGCCGCGCCTGTTATTGTTACTTGACCTAATGCAGAAGTAGTAGCTGCCGCACTGATGGTTGCTGCACCGTCAACATAACTACCGTCAACGCCATAGAACCAAGTGCTATAATTACCCTGACCGTAGGCCATCTACAGACCCCTAATTAAGTGTTATGTCTAAATCACCTGATGGAACTCTAAAAACATCACCAGTTTCTATTGTTTTTGCAGTAGTTAATGCAGCCCATGCAAGCAAATTACCAGAAGAAGAAGCGTCAAAAACTCCTACCCACCCGACTTGACCATAATTTGCCGTAGCAGTTGGAAATTCAATTGCAGCATTATTGCTTGCAGTATCCCCTGACACTGTAAAAGTTATTGCCTTGCGAACATATGCACCGCCTGAAACCTCAGTACCACCACCACTGTCGCTAGGTGCAGCCGTAAACAAAGCTAAAAACCATGCTGTTGGCCTTGTTCCACCTGACGTTGTAAAGGCAAATTCAAGCACCTCTGTTTCTAAATAATTTGAAAAACTCATTTTAAACTCCGTTTTATCTAATTTACTTGTACACTATTTTTAGTAACTGTTCACCTGTATTTTCATACCAGCACTAGATTGTGACGTTTTTAAGCTTACCCGATTTAATGAGGCAACAGCACTTGCGTACAATCCATTCCATATTTGCACCCTTTCATCTTCTCCTAAATAGGGTGCGGCTTGCATCAATGCGCCATATAAATACGCATCTGGTGCATCTGTTAATAACCAATTACTTGTCTGGCTATCAGATAACTCAGGTATTTCCTGGTAATATACTAACTCCATTGTGTATGTTGTGTCAGGAGTTGGGAAAAGTTCAAATGCAGAACCAATATGAGCATAGTATGCTGGTCTGCCTACAGCGTTTTGGTTGTTTTGGCGTCTTGTCATCAAGTCACTAAGTGTAGTCATTTCTAAAGCAAAGGTATTTCCACTTGTAATGCTAAATCTTAATGTTTCTAACCAATCGGCTGGAACTGCGCTATACTGGCTATCTAGTGCACCTGAAGCACGTTCAATCATTTTATAATGCCTAACTTCACGCTCCATTTGTTTTTCTGCTAAAGAAATAAAATCAGGAATTGTTGACGTTAAATCATCTCTATCAAGCCAATTACCAACAGATGTTTTAAGTTCTGCGTAAGTTGTTATTGCCATTAGTAGCTCCTAGTAAATTCCTGGTGCGTTAGCTTTTCTAGCACTATCTATCATACTTGCGTTACTTCTTCTAGTTTTAAAGAGATCATTGCAACAATCCTGTCTTTACATCTTCTGAAGTTCCTTGTGCTAAAGCACCTTGTATATCTCCTGTTGAAACACCAAGAAGCAATGCTGCTCCAGCTATTCCGTATTTTTTTACAATTTCTATTATACGATCATCAAAAACAACAAGATTTCTTGAACCACTTTGTTGAACATTCGTGTCAAAACCTTTTTCCTCATAATTTTGTGCTATTTCTTCAGCATCTCTTCTTGTTTTAGCAGTTATAGGCTCAGTTTCGTATGGCTTGCCTTTTTGGGATAATTTAACCTCGTATCCCATGCCTCTTGATCCTTGGTCTAAATAACGAATACCTTCAATACCTCTCTGTTGCAAAAGACCAATCATATTTTGTTGTTCATTGTAAGCAGTTTGCCCTACTACAGATGCTCCTGACTGATCTGCGTCTAATTTTAGATCAACAGTTTCTGCTCTACGTTTTACTCTTTCAGCTTGCTCAAGGCTTGTTGCCGATCTTTCAACCCTACCGCCTTTCCAATTTGTTCCAACTATTTTATATGGGCGCAAAATACTGTCTTGCTTTATTATTTCAACATTCCCTTTAGGAATATTTTCAAAAGCATTTTTCACAAAATCAGATTGATCTGAAAGACGAGCATCATAATCAATAAATTTATCAACATCAGCGTTTATATCTACTTTATATATATTTCCAGCAGGTTGATATTTAGGTAATATTTCAGATTTTGCCCACTTTGCAACATCTGGAAATTCAATTTTATCAAAAGCCTCATCAAATGAACCTGTGACTTCTAAGTCTTCTAAAAAAGCCGCTTTTTCGTAAAGCTCATCAGCTTTATCAGATGGCATTTTTATTGAGTCAGCCTGACGAATAATATTATTGTATAATTCAAAAACTGGGGTATCACCAACTTTAGCAATAAGATCTCTACTCAAAGAGTCTCTGTAGTCTTTTGCAACCTTTTCATTTTCAGCGAAATACAAGCCGCGCCCATATGCTTGTGCGCCCTCACCAGTTCCAAGCTTGGACATATCAAATCTATCAAAAGTATGTGGCGATCCATGATATGCTGTAATTTTATTAGTAACATCATTTGGATCATAACCAAATTTTTGTATATTTGCTTGTTTACGCAATTCGTCTGCCGATTGACTTAACTTACTTGGTTCTGATGTAACAATATTATTTGCTATTACCTTTTGCGCTGGTGAGCCACCTAACAGCCCTTCCATAACGCCCTGAACAGGTGTGAGATAGCCTCTAGCAGCCAATGCAGCAGGGGTAAGAGCAAATGCCATCTCCATACCCATATCTAACGCTGCACGTTTCCTAGCCTCTGCTGTTTGCTCTGGGTCAAACACAACGCCACTTGCCGCCATGCTATCTGACATACCTTGTATTGGATTTGATTGTGCTACAAATTCTGCTGCTGGACGTAGGTTTGGCGGTGTTAAATACTTTAATAAACCACCAACTGCATCATCTAATGCTCTGCGCCTTTTCTGCCCAGCTTCCCTTGTAAAGAAATCAAAAATACTTTCAGCCATTACCACTTAACCCTATTAGCCCAATATGCTGCTGACATTTTGCCTTTAGCAATATTACTGGCGTGTCTTTTTTTAAAGCTTCTTGACCTTGCTGTATCACCTTTGTCACCTGATACACCCTGTTGACCAAATCGTATTGTTTTCACCTTTTCACCTTCTTTTGCCACAACAACGTGTGATTTGGTTTTATGCTTGGGAGTACGTCTTGGTTTATTAAAACCCTCTACACCAGCACGTTTTAATCTAGGGTCTTTTTCTTTTGGCATTATTACAATTCAATTGCAGAAACTATTTTAGTATATTCTTGATCAATTAATGCTCGTCTTTCTTCAGGTGGCAGCGTCCCAAAACCTTCTGGTGAAAGTCTTTTAACAACAGTATCTGTTGCAATCTCATATAAAAAATCTTGCCCTGTTGTGGTTTTTGCTGTGTTACTCATTGAGGGAGCTACAGCTTTAGGATATGCTTCTCCATAACCCATTGCTGAAGATGAAGGGTTGTCGTTTCTTGCAAACAAAGAGTTTCCCATAGGATCATTTATCTGCATCATTCGCTCTGCATCATACGTTGATGTAGGCATCACTTTAGCTTTTGGTTTCATTGTTGTTTTCGTGGGTGCGCCATAACCAACCTTCTCACCCATATCACGACCAGCTACTGCATTTGCAAGGTTTGCTAAGAAACTAATTAAACCACCACCCTCATAACGCCCACCACGCGCCATAGGGCCACCACCGTCAAACATATCATTCATATCACGGTATTTGCCCATACTAGAGCCAGAAAGCAATCCTTGACGCCCTAGCCTACTAAAACCACTGGACTGCCTGTATTGCTCTCCTCGCGCACCACCTAATGTTTCTGCTGTTCTATCATAGTAATTTTGGTCACGGTCTTTTAAACCAAGACCCATAGACAAATCTTCAAGTAAGCCCATTACTTTTTCTTACCGCCTTTTTTCTTGCCACCTTTTTTCATACCGCCTTTATGTCCATATCCTGGCATTATTTCTTCCCCTTCTTTTTTGGTTTCTTTGCTGTCTTTTCAGCCTGTTTAAAAGCTTTATCAGTAGGCGCACCCTTTGCACCTTTCTTACGCATTTTCTCGCCACTACCAGCTTTAATACGAGCCTTTTTATCTGCTATGTTGGAATAAAGTCCACGCTTTGCCATTATCCACCCCAGAATGTAGCGGTTACAATTCTAGCGCCTGTAGCAATAACACTAATGTTATCTGCTGGTGTAACGATTATATTAGTTCCATTTGGATCACCAACGCGAGATGCAGAGCCATTACTTATATCTGCTGCTGGTTTAGCGGCTGCTGCTCTAGTGTTAAAGTAAAACTCTCCATCTGCTGTAAGAGTACAAAACTTTGCACCAGCAGGTACTGCAATATTTTCTGCTGTATCTGCTGCTAATACTCTGGCATCAACATAATCTGTTTCTGGTAGGAAGTTATCGCTAATTTGTCCATAAGCGTCAGTAGGTTGTACAAAAGGTAACATAAGGTTCTCCGCAAGTTTTGATGCACCTTATCACACTAAGCAATTCCACGCAAATTTCTTTTTATAGGCTCACCCCATTCTTGCACTTCCCTACGTCCAACAGACATATATCTAAAGCTATCGGCTGCGTGTGATGTCCAATCATGCAATGGTCTACCACGCCATGATTTATTTTTCTCGTCAAATTCTCTGCGATATTGCCGTAATGCTTCTATGCCACGCCCACACTTTTCTTCATCAAACCAACAGCGATTAAGCATAGAACGTGCTGACTGTATTCCATCATCTATAGATAGTTTAGGAGCTATAGATATATTATTAACACCTAGAGCATCTAATGTTTCTAATCTGCTTTTACCTGTACCAAGCTCTTTTACTTTCACATCATGCGGTAATATATGCTCTTTGTAGTGATAACCCTTTTCATCTAGCACCTTTGCATAGTGGTCTAAACCAACACC